TGAAACTGTTTATCTAGGACCAGATTATAAAATTACAGAAGGTGATATCCAACAACTAGCAAAAAAATACTCTGCCGAAGTTACAGATGCTACTAATGAAGATGTTATCGACTTAATTACAAACAAAAATATTGTTACAATATTTCAAGGACGTAGTGAAAACGGCCCACGTGCATTAGGTAATAGAAGTATTCTTTATGATCCAACAGATCCTGACGGAAAAGATTTTGTAAATCGTGTTAAAAACAGAGAATATTTCCGCCCATTTGCAGGATCTATTCTAGAAGAAGATGTGCATGAATGGTTTGACTTGCGAGGTATGAAAAACTCTCCTACAATGATGTATGCTGTTAATTGTCAGCCCGGAGTAGAAGAAAAGATTCCTGCTATTATTCACGTAGACGGAACTTGCCGTATTCAAACTGTTAACAGAGAACAAAATGCAAACTACTATGATTTGATTAAAGCCTTTAAAGAAAAGACAGGTTGTCCGATTATTTTTAATACAAGTTTTAATTTAGGCGGCGATCCTCTAGTTGAAACTTTAGAAGATGCATTCCATACACTAGCAAAAAGTAAAATTGAATATTTGTATTTGCCAGAAAAGAAAAAGTTAGTAAAGGTAAAAAATGAGTCTTAATGTAATTTTTGGCACACCTGTATATAAAACAAAAATGCCTAATCACGAAGAAATTTTAAAAGGATTTACTCCTTTTATTGAGTCTGAAGATAATTTTGATCAAGCAACATTTTGGGATTGTGACTGTAGAACAACAATTCAAAATGATGAAAAAAATAGTTTATTTCCTTGGCATTTGTTTTTTAAAACTGTTTATAATTTAGTAGACGAATATGCATATTCTATAGGATTGTCACAAGAAGCATGTGAAAAAATGTACGGACAAGCATGGGCAAATAGATATACAAAAGGACAATACCAAGAAGTACATTCCCATAGTGGTGGAAATTTAGTAATTAGCTGTGCATATATGTTAAAGTTACCACCAAACAGTGCAAGTTTTTCTTTTTATGATTCTAGTTACAGTCATTTTCCGGTACATCTTGCACAATGCTTTACAAACAAACCGTTTATGGGAAGAAGAGTTACGCCGCCGCTAGAAGAAGGGGATATTATTTTCTTTCCTGCTAGTTTAGATCATTATGTATCAACACACAAGGCTGATGAATTAAGATCCACTATTAGTGCAAATTTTGGAATAGCTATCGACGAGATAACCAATCAGCAAAGCTAGATAAATTATCAAAAACAATAGTTTTCTTTTTAATTTTTTGATTAGAAAACTTGTTAAGTTCTTTTAACGTTTCATTTCCGTAGCCTGTTTTTACTAGTACAGGCTTTGCTCCCATTTTAAAAGCAGCTTTTAGATCTGATATTTTATCGCCTACATAAAATCCTTTTGAAAATTTAATAAAAGGAAATTCTTTTTCACATCTTTTAAACATACCGGTATTAGGTTTTGCATACTGGTCCCATCTAGCACTAGTTTCGCTATAATAAAGAGCATCTATACTTGCACAGCCTGCTTCACCTAATAAATTAAACATATGATTATGTACAGTGTCAACATCGTTTTGAGTATAAATGCCTTTACTTATACCGCCTTGATTTGTTATAATAACAATTTTATGACCTAGTCTACGAATTTTAGCTATTGCTTTTAAACTACCTTCGATCGGTTCAAAGTCGTCTACCTTGTAGGTATAGTCTCCACGATCAACATTAATAACACCGTCTCTATCTAAACCTACAACAACTTTTGGTGCAATATTATTCACAGTATCGTAGAATGGAATATTATATTCTTCTTCTGTTTTATCTGTACTGTATCGAATCGCAGATTCTTTTTTATCGGATACAGTGTTGTCTGATTTTTTATTGCTCCAGTTTATGCTATACATTTTATTCTTCGCTTAATACTTGACTGTCGCCGGGAATAATTCTATAGTTGTCTTCAACACTATCTGGAGTGCTAACTTCTGTAACACTTCCTTCTTTCGAAAGACAAATTAATTGATGTGGCTGTAATGGAGGATTCCTCCAAACTTCGCCTTCATTAAGTTCTTTTTCATGTAGTTTTGAATTTTTTGTATCAATGTATGCAACCTTAAATTTGCCGTTGTTTACAAACCAAGTTTCGTCTTTTTCTTTATGAAAGTGCATACTAGTTTTTGCTCCAGCTCTAGTAAACACCATAATTTTTCCGCAGTATAAATCATTTGTGGCCCAAATCATTTCGTAGCCCCAACCTTTTTGATCTACACCTGACTTTCTAGTTGGCTGATCCATTTATATATTCCTCTACTGTTGTAAAATTAATTTTTACAATATTACTTAATTTTGAATTGTCTGCACATGTGTACTCTTGATATTGATTTGCTAAATGATCCGGCATCGGTACATATTTAATTTTTGCATCATATTTTTTAGCAATAATGTCTGCTATTTGTTGAAAACTTGTAGTAGTTCCTGTTCCTATATTATAAATGTCGGAAACATCACTAGATAATAATTTTTTATGTGCTTCACATACATCGCCTACAAAAATAAAATCTCTTTTGTATTTGTCGCTGTTTTCAAATAAAGAAATAGTACCAGTTTCTTTTGCTTGATTAGTAAATTTAGTTATAGGACTTGCTTGATGTCCTTTGTGGTCTTCTAAAGGACCGTATACATTAAAATATCTAAATCCTTGAACTATAATGTTTCTTTTTGAGAGTCCAGTAACCCATCTATCAAAAAGATACTTGCTCCAAGCATACGGACTTTGTGGTTGTTTTGGATCTTCTTCTTTAAACTTTTCGTATGGTCCATATACACTTGCACTAGATGCATATTGAAAATTTACACCTTTTAGATTACATTGATTAAACAACCATTTTGAAAATTCATAATTTTGTAACATGATCTTATCAACATTACGTTCAGCTGTGCTTGAAATAGCACCTAAATGAATAACCCAATCATAGCCTTCAACTTCAGGCAAATAATCAGCTTGCCATTCATATCCTGATAGCTCGTGTTCGTCTTGTAATCTAAGAGTTAGATTTTGTCCAATAAATCCTTTGTGTCCAGTAATTAAAATTTTCATACAGACGCCTCTAAAATTTTTGTTGTACTGTAACCTTGTACTGTAGGTACAATATGCACAGGTGCTAAATCATGTCCTACAATTTCTTCTACAGTATAGTCTCCACCTTTAACAATTAAGTCTGGCTTTAGTTCTTTAATAAGCTCATATGGCGTATCTTCATGAAATACAATAACTTCGTCTACATACGGAATAAGTTCTAATTGTTCTCGTCTTGTTTCAAGATCGTTAAACGGTCTGTTGTCTCCCTTTAAGCGTTTTACACTACCGTCACTATTCAGTCCTACTACAAGTTTATCACCTAAACTGCGAGCTTCTTTTAGTAATGTAAGATGACCTTTGTGCAATACATCAAAACATCCGTTAGTAAAAACAATACGTTTATTCAAGTCTTTTTCAGTAAGAATATATGTACCTACGTGTTTTACACTTTCAGTTGATCCTCTATTTGCTAAATCTAATGCTTTTTGATAATCATACCCTTTAGTTAGCGCATAAACAAATGCAGCAAGAAAACAATCTCCGGCTCCGGTTACATCATTAACTTCTAAAGGTTCAGGTTGCGAAACATAACGTTTTAAATCAAATTCAGCAGTAGTAGTTTTACTAGAATTAGTGACAATTATATTACCGTCCCATTTTTCAAACCCTAATTCTTTGTATTCTTTGTAATTAGGTTTTACTAACCAAGCCCCGTCATAACAACTAACGTGGCGTTTAGGATCTACAATAACTTTACAATCAAAACTATTAAGATGTGCAATAATATCTTTTGAATATTCTAATACACCTTTATTGTAATCGCTAAGAATAACATATTCAAAATTAGATAAATCTAATTTTTTAATATCATTGTAAATATCTAATCCGTTAGCATAACGATCGTCGTCTATTCTTGTAACATAATGGCCATCACAGATTACACGAGTTTTTTCACTTTTTGGATCGTCGTATTCTAATAAAGTTGCATCGACGCCTAAACTTTTTAAGTTGTTATAAACAAGTCCTGCGCCACCAAGAAATTCTTCTATACGATCCTGACTTACAATAGGTACAGGTGCTTCAGGACTTAACCTAGTCGAAGAACCAAAAATATACCTATCATTTATTAAATCACCAATAACTAATACTTTAGACATAATTTATTATACTACCTTTATGATTATTAGTCAAGTAAATCTATTACTTCGATTACTGTTTTTAATTTAGTAATATTACTTTTTCTATTGAGAGTGCTTTGCAAACCTGAGTGTAAAGGTTTCGGCCATTTATTAAATTCTACCCAAGCAAATCCGTCATGCTCGTTATTAAGTTTAGGAATAAAAATATCTTCGATAACGCAAAGATATGTATGGAACTGGAACTTAGAATCGTTAGATACAAATGTTTCTAAAGGAATAGTTTTCTTTATATTTATAGAGCCTATTTCTTCTTCAATTTCTCTGCGCAAACCTTCCCAGGGTGTTTCTAAACCTTCGTTAGTTCCACCAACTAAGCCCCAAACATTATTACGGCTTCCGTTTGCTCTATGCAGAAATAGAAACATTTTAGACTTTAGAGAATAAATTAATGCACCACTACAAATAATGTCTTTCATACTAATAATTATCTTAGTATGTAAACCTCCAAGAGCCATTTGGATATTCTCCTTCATAAGAGAGTATCCAATACTCGCCTGTCCATTTGTATTGTGTTTGTGTGTTTAGATTAGTTACAAATGCTTCGTTAGTTTCTTCACTAGCATCAAAAACAATGTGCCAGCGTGAACCGTCCCATTCTACAATATCATTTTCACTTGCTACAAAATCTGAGTTATCTGAATTCTTCCATGCCAGAGCGCCATTAGTATTATTAGGATCACCTATACTACCTAATAATAAAAGTCTATTATTTGATTGCGATTGCATTGGATCAAATCTTAGTGGATCTATAATATAATCAACATATGTTTTGTCACCAGCAGGACCTGGTATAACAGAATCTGCTGGTAATGTTTCTGCATCAGGAGCATTTAGTATAAGTCGTGTTTCGTCTGTAGTATCAATACTATCAATAGTAAATACTATTTCTAAACCGTTTGCACGTTGTAATCGTAATTGTGTAATTCCAGGTTCAAATGTAAATGGTTGCGCAATGTTCCAAGCAGTCCATGTATCGTTTCGATTAACACCATTCTTTAATAATCTTGCAACACCATCAAACACTTCTAATCCATAATCTTGATATGTAGTTACTACTAATGCACTTTCATTAGTCAATGCTTCATCTGGTTGACTATTAACTTTGTCTGTTTCTTCGTTCTCTTTAATTTTTTGTTCAACTAAACTTTGTGTGTAAGCAGTTTCGTCTATATTAACTTCTAATCCGTGATCTGCAAATACTGCTGTAATTATTTTACTAATAACTCCTAATTTTTTAACTTTTGCAGGAGGACTAATAAAGATAGGTGTTGTTAAACTAATCGAAGCAACATCAATTTCACTTTCAGTACCAGTTGGTATACTTCTACTACTAAAGTTTATGTTATCTATATTTAAAACACTTAAACTAGTCCAATCGATATAATTGTCTGTTGTTTGTATTTCTAAACTAGGATTAAACAACATAAAAATTTGTTCAAGTATTTGTAATTTTTGA